TCTATCATCTCTAGTGTCTGTAGTATCTGTTGTAGATCTTTTTCCTGTTAAATCTGTTGCCTTACTTGTTAAATTACTGGATAAAGTTGACATAACATCTTTTTCTGTAAGTCCCAAATCTTTTGCGTATTTAGATATAGTTTTAGCTTTGCTAAACATTGAATATGGTGTAGCAAGTTTAGTTGGAAGAAGCGCAGGAATAACAAAAGGTGCTATCGTTTTTATAATCTTTCCTATACCACTATCAAAAAAACCACCGTAAACATCTTCTCTAGCTCTTTCACCCCAAGTTTGTCCGCCTATTTTACTTCTATCTTGATAATAGGTTGGGCTATATTTTTTTGGTCTGGTAATAGTAAATACCTGATCGTCTTTGCCGTGATAGGTAGTTGTGTCTGTTTTAGGTGTTGGTCCTTGAAGATAATCAAATGGTCCAGCTGCTTTTTTAGGTGTTGTTACTTTTGGTTTAGCTTTTACATCTTGAAATTTCCAATCTTTTTCTATTTGTGCTTTTTTATCTAATGCAATCTGCTCCTCTATCTGTTCCTTAGTATCTCTATGCGGACTTTTTGTTGCTGTTTTTTTTGTTATTGCAGCTATTTGTATTGCTTTTTCTCTAGCATTAGCTCTTTCCTCCGCAGCAGCTTTTTGTGCTTTGTCTGCAGCAGCTTTATGTGCCTCTCCGCCTCGATCAGCACTACTAGTTCCACCTGGCATACCAGCAGCATGGTGACCACGCTGAAATCCAATCCTTCCCCCCTGCACTGTATAATGTTGTCTTAAACTTTTATCTATTGCCATTATCTTCTTCCATCCGCTTGTATATCTAATCTAAAAGTACCTAGCTTCCAGTGTTGCCCAGTACTTGTATTGTCGACCTTTAAAGATATAGCACGTGCACGCGCTCTTGTATCTATTTTTGTTGTGCTTGTTGTAGATGTAAAAGGTCCAAGTGATGAACTAGCCTGTGAATCTGTTGGATAGTTTTTCAAGTTTAAAGTCACTCTTGCATCACCAGTTTGTTGTAAAAAGTCTGGAAGTACTCTTCTGATTTTCATCATGTATTCACCGTCTCCTCTTAAATCTGCTCCTCCACCCTGTACTGCTGATATATCAAAATCACCTGATTCAATACTTGCAGCAATAGCCGAAGCTGATCCTGCTTTAATTTGATTATTTCCTGTTTCGTGTTCATAGTATATTGAAACACCATCCGTATTACCAACTGTTGAATCGCTCGTTGCATCAGAGTCATATTCTGTTCCGTGAGGCTTGCCAAATACATGCGAATCTGACCAGGAACTTCTTGCCAGTGTGCTTGTAGTCCATACCGGTCGCTCTGCTGTTGAATCCATGTAGTTATAAGTAACCGATCTATTGTTAGATGCAGCACCGCTTCCTGGATAAAACCATGTAACTTCGCCGAACAAATTATTCAGTCCTGCAAAAATATGGTTTCTTGGAACAGTATTAATATCATCAAAAACATAGTCTTCAACCAAGCACGCTAGTGATTCCAGTTTACCTGTATATCTAAAGAAACCATTCTCTGACATCCAGTATGCAGAACCATCTACTTCAACCGCTGCGTTTTTTCCAATTAGTCCACATCCCGTTCCAACTTGTTGAAATGAAAATACAAAAGGAGCGCCAACAAATCTCATGATAAATAAAGCGTGATCCGTCCAGACATAAATTGCATCACGTCCCCTAATAGCCGCTATGATCCGTGTTCCGTCGGCCAGTCTTTGTGTACCAGCGGTATTGGTTGCTGAAGGCGCATACGAAGTGCTTGCATCAATTGATTCTTGATCCGACCATCTAATAAACATATCGTCCTGTGTCGATGTCGTACCAATTGTTGTTTCCGTTCCAAAGAATACTAAGTGTCTATCGGGTGTTGAAACCAGAGTTTGTCTTGTAGCCGTTGGTGCATTAGCAACAATCGTTGCCCTTGTAGATGTTGCTCCCGTTGCATCGGAGTCCCATTCAAAAGTTGCACCATCAACGATGGTTGCAATTAGTTTGTTTCCAAAATTGTCCAAGTGCCATAGACCGGGAGCCGTAATTACGTCACCTGTTTGCGATGCACCCCACTTGGTATAGTCTGAAGCATCGGTAACCGTTGCCCCGTCCGAGTGAGAAGCGGCTGTCGTGTTATCTGATCCTCTTGTTAATCCTGATAAAGTTCCTGTTCCAGTAGCATTGGCTGTATAAGCAATACGCTCGCTGTCTATTAAAACTGTTCCTGAAGCAGGCATCGATGCAGAATTATCTAGAACAATGCTAGATGAACCTGAAGTTAATGCTCCATCTAGTGTGTCTGTAATTTCTCCAGCGACCGTACCACCCCATAATCCAAGTCCCCAACCAGCAGCTGATTCTTCAACGGCAGGTCCTATTGAATAATAATGTTTGACTCTTATGCCTCCTGATGTGGACGCTCCTGATCCACTTTCATTGGATCCCATTTCAACAGTAATCGTTGCAGAAGTTGGGACCGTTGCCACTTGAAAAACAACATCTTTAAAATCACTCTCAGCAAAATCAGAATTAGTAATAGAAGTAAAATTATCGCAAACAATAATGTCTCCTTTAGAAATATTATGATCAGATGCAAAAGTTATCGTAACCGTTGCATCGCCATTTGTTGTTGTAAAAGCGCTTGTTAATGTTGTTGTACTTTTAAGAGGAGTAATGTCATAAAAAGCTCCTCCCGAGTACACGTATAAAATTCTGTTTGTGCCTAATGCAGCGTATTTAATTCCACTGGCATTGACAAAATGATGAAGCGCTGTGTTTCTTCCAGTCAGCGTTTGATCGCCTAGCTGGGCCCAGCCACCTATTTTTTCAGGTGTAGCATATCTAAATCTAACATAGTCACCACCTATCCATTGACCCTCGCCGCCCGTTGCCGTGACTTGTTTATTAAATCCTGGTTGTATTCTAATTTTTTGTAGCATAATTATCTCGCGTTACAAGGTACTCCGTTTGAATTTACGAATGGTGCTTCTGCGAAAGCTATATACACGCAATAATTTCCACTAACGTTAGATGTTGCATGGCTTGCTGATCTAATTTTTATTCCATTAGATAAAAAATCCATTTGAATATTAGCATCATCACTCGCAGGATAATTTTCATTAGGTGTTAAACCATTGTTTGCTAAATTATATGTATCTCTTTCATTATCAATAATGTGCCAATTTTCTGCATATTCTGCATTTTTCCATAAAACAAATGCTGGGCGAAATCCCAAGTATATGAAGGGGCCGTCAGCGTTTCCATTCCCATCATAAGTGCCAAACTTGCTGAAGCCTTGTTTAGGTGCAAACGCATAAGCTATATAAGTCTCGGTGTTAGTGTTCACCTCAGCACCAGCTCCCAAACTAAATACTGAAGAAGTTGGAGCGGTATCGTTCCATCTGTCAGAAGCGTCAGTAGTAACTGTAACAACATCAAGCGACAGATAATCTGTTTCTGGTGCTGCTGTATTTGCACCATGATACACTTGCCACGAATCGGCGGCATCACGGTTTTTAACAATTATTAAATGTGGAACTGCTGAAAGTGAATGTGATATTGTTCTTGCACTCCCATTTCCAGTATATGAAACTATATCAAACCCAGCAGTTGCAGATTCTTTCCAGCACCAAGCTACAAAAGTTACTGTATTTGCATTTGTTCCCGCAGCACTACCTAAAGTAAATCCATCAGAACCAAAAGCAGTAACTCCACTTTCTGTACCTTCTGCACCATTAACATTTGATGATAAAAATTTTGTTGTTCCTCTTACTGCGTCATAAAGTTTATATGATACTTCTATACTTTCATAAGCAGTGGAAGTTGCTCTATCTTTTAACCAAACTAAATCTGGTTGCATATCTGTATCAGTATCATCAAAAGTTATTGCCTGTGTTGATCCATCCCCAGTATAGAGTTGCACTTTAAAATATGCTGAAGGATCGTCTATTGTTGTATAAGCTGCCATTTAACCTCCATATGCTCCTAAGTTTTTAGTATTTAATGCAAAAAATCCACTAGGTACTGCGTATTCAAAATTTCCATAACCATCTGCATCTGCGTTTCCTGATGAGATTGCAAAAGCTGGACAACCGCCAAAGTTAAATTCATAAGTTCCTGTAGCACCATTATCTCCTACTGCTGGAAAATAAAATCCTGTATCTGTACTAGCTGGTGCAACAATTGCATGTGCTGTTCCACTATTTTGAACTGTACCATCTTTGTAAAATTGTATTTCATTATCATCAAGATTTAATGCTACACTTATAATACTTGTAGTGTAACTATTTCCATAAGTTGTACCTGTACCACTAGTATTAATTTTACCATTATTACTACTATAGCCATATTCATAAGCAAATTTTCCAAGATCATGATTTGTTGCAGTAACAGGATAATTAGCAATTCCTATCAGCTGACCATCAGAAGAAGATGTTGCTACTTTTACTTCCCAATACCACTTTCCACTTGCTACTCCAAAAGTTGCAGTATTATATGGATAAGTACCAGTTGTTGATACTACTTTACAATTACCTTCTGAAAAAGCTGCACCAGAATAATAATTATCTAAAACATTCATGACACAAAAATTATTAGTCGGTGTATCTGTAGCTTGATCTGCTGCGGCTAGATTAGTTTCTGTAAAATCTGTTCCACCATTGGCATCGTTGCCTAAATTAGCACTATCTTCAAAGTCTAAATAAAAACCATTCGTACCAAATGTTAATTCTGATACATCTTTCGGTTTCCAAATTGTCAGACTGTCAGAATCAAATTCTCCAAAATCTGTAATACTTGCGGCAGTTCCATCTAATACAACCACTTCAGCATAATAACCAGAATTATAATCTGAACCATCTCCTTTTTGATTTAATAAAATAGAATTTGTGGCATCTGTTAATTCCATATCTGTATTTTGACTTGGATAAGTTGATGATGCTAAACTTGTTACTTGTGAGCCATTAACATACATTTTTACTCTATTTGTATCGGTTGCTTGTGTCGTATCTACAATAACGCAAAAGTGGTACCATGCGGCTCTATCTCTATAGAGTGCATTTGATTTTATAATTGTGTTACTACTTCCACCAGTTTGATTTTGAAATAAAAGTTTATCTGAAGCAAATTGAAATAATGTTCTATTACTTTCATCATCAAAACCAACAATTAAATATTTATTATCTAATATTTCTGCTCTTTTATGCCAAAGAGAAATAGAAAATTTTTTTAAATTAGTTGGTGTTCCATTATCTCTAGTCATAGATGGAGAATCCCCAGAATTAAACCTACATGAGTTGGCTACTTCGTATGCTGTATCTGCTGCTGAATTTGCTCCACCTATAAGAAAAGCCATATTAAGATCCTAATACTGGGAACTCTCCTAATGGTCTTTCCATTACAACAGGATCCCCTTCATCTGCTGTATTTACATACGTGTATAAAGTTTCAATTGCTGGAGTATCTGATGCATTGGTAATTGCAGTTTCCATAGCTGCACACTTAGTCCGCACTGCTGCTCTAAATGTTGTAATAGCTGATGGTACTGCTGTTCCAGCATCTGCTTTTCTAACTATGTACCAATCTGTTTCTGCTAATATATTTGCAGCTTGAGATTTAACAATTTCAATTTTTTTTGTTTTTAAACCAGGTATAACTACAACTGGATCTAAATCATTACCATCAGCATCGGTAGCATTTGCATCCGCATGAGCTCGAGCCGTAGC